TTCTTTAATAGCTTTTTCTGCTTCTAAAAAATAAGAAGCAACATTACCCCAACCAATTACTCTACCAGCGGTTGTTGTCATAAAGTCATTTATAAAAGAGTTTCTTATAGCTTTAAACCAATTACCGGAGCCTTCTGCTTTTTCCATAGATTTAGCTTGCTGATCTAAATCAAACATAGTTCTTGTATTAAGTATAGAAGCGGCTAGCTGATTAGCTTCTATATTATCGAACATGTTTAAAAGAGTTAATCTTGTATTTTTAAAATCAGCTATAGATACATTTAAATCTTTATACTTTTCGTTTAATTTGTTAAATTCAACTTCGTCTTCTGCAAATTGAACTTTATAGTTTTCATATTCTTCAGCAACAACTTCTCTTCTTTGCTCCCAATCTTTTATTTTAGATAAATAATCTTTGTATTCTGGTTCAAAATTGTCAACAATTTGCTGCTGTTTAGAATTAAACTCTCCAATTAATATTTTTTGTTCAGTTTCAGTTTTAGCTTTATCTATTAAATTTTGATAAGAGTTTTGTAATTCTTTTATTTCATCTCTAATTAAAGATTCTTTTTGTAAAAATTCACTTTCTATTGTTTTTGAATCAGCTTCTAAAGATGCGGTTGTTTTTTCAATATTACCCGCGGTAGTTTCTAAATTTAACTTTCTGTTTTCAACATCAATTTCTAAACCTTTTATACCTTCTTGTTTTTCGCTTATAGTTTGTTGTATTTTCTGTAGCTTACTAGTGAGGTTAGGAAGTTGTTTAGCACTATTTTTAAGAGTTTTTTGCACTGTGGCAACAACAGCATTAGTTTCTTTTTGCTGAGCAAGACCTGTAGCTGATGCATTTTTTTCTGATACTATACCAGAAGAATTAGGAGAAGCTTTTACCTCTGTACTATATTCACCTTTATTTTTATTAACCCAATTCATCATGTCTATAACTTCATCTCTAGTTCTAGACGGGTCTTCACCAAGTATATAAGAATCAGGATCGTTATTTAAGTGTCTAAAAACACTACCTACACCTTTGTCTACTTCTACAGCTTTTAAAAAGTTATTTTGACTTAACCAGTCTAAAGCTCTACCTTCTCTATTAATTGAAGAACCTTTTTCATCTTTGTATCCAAGTGCTTTTGCTGTTTCAACAAAGTCAATTTTACCATCTAAGTAAAGTGGATCTTTAACTGCTATTATACTGTCACCAACTCTAGTGCTGTTCTTTCTACCTGACGAAAAATTTCTATTAGAATATTCAAAACCAAATCCATAAGCAGAAAAATTATCATTTAAACTTTGTATTTTCTTTTTAAAGGTTTTATTTGCAAAACCTGCTCCTGCATTATTCCAGTTGTTACTATACCAATTTGGATCTTTATATGCATCTCCTACTCTACCTTGAAACTGGTTAATTAGCTCAAAAAAATCTTCACGTGATAACTCACCCGCTCTAGTCATTCCCAAAGTGTTAACTAAAGTATTATATTTAATCAAAGACTTGTTTTGATCTTCTTGAGCTTGATTAATAGATTCTTGTATTTTATTTTTTTCTTCTGTAGTTTGCGCAGCTTCTAATTCAGAGTTTAAATTTTCTAGTCTGTCAGAATAATATGATTGAGATTCCATTATATCTACTTCAGCTTGCTCAGCTGATATAGCTCTATCTCCTTGCAAAAATTTATTAACATCTTTCAAGTTGGTGTTCATATCATATGGATCGCCCATAATAATGTCACCCTCATCATTAACATATTGATTTACGTATCGTTTAGCCTCTTCTTGTGGTACTATTTGCTTTATCTCATACTGGTTTGGAACAGCTGTTGATTTAAATCCCTCAGGAACCATTACACCTGGATCAAGGTTTACTATAGTTCTTTTGTATTTTGTAGGTTTATTATAAATGCCTAACTCTTTAGAGTCTTCATCACTAACCTCTACTTTTGCAATAGGATCTTTTGTTTTTATTTGGGCTATTTTACTTAATTTATATCCACCTTTGTCTATTTTGTAGCTTCTTAAAATGCCCTTTGCTACTTGCTCTTTGTTTTTATCAATAGAATTAAATTCTTTTCTAAGAAATTGATAATCACCTAGATTTTTTCTATTTAGTTGATCTGAAATTATTTTTACTAATTCAGCGTCTGTTGAAGTTTTATTAGCTTCTATAGTACTAAACATAAAATCTTCAAAAGTGTCCTCAGAGTCTTTTAAATCATCACCAGAAGCGTCTAAAGTACCATAAGTTGATTCTATTAGCTCAGGTCTTTTTTTGTGACCTAGCATTTTATCAAGAGAGTCAGACCTTTTTACAAAATCTTTAATATTATTAAATTTATTTATATCTTCTAAATCTCCTTGAGCTTCTGATACTATTGCAGCAGCTGAAGGAGTTACGTCTAAAATATTAAGCATAGTTTTACCCGTAGCATCTTCAACAGTTTCTATTTCATAAGCATCAAAACCAGTTGGTGTTGGTTGTATAATTTCTTCTACTTCTAGCTTTTTATTTTTTCTTTTTTCTTTTCTTTTTTCCTTTTTAGTCTTCTCGTCTCCATCAACAACTTCTTCCTCTTCAACAACAAAATTGTCTTCAGGTTTATATTCTTGCATTTTTAAAACAAAATCATCTTCTGATACTCCTTGTCTTAATAAATCATTAGCATATTCTTGTTGGGTCATTCTTATGTTTGATTAGATTGATAATAGCTTCTTAAAGCTTCTGGATTTGAAAAATCTATTTCGTTTAATTTATCTACAGATCCTAAATCGTACTCGTCTGTATACGGTGTTACGCTCGACTGTTTAATACCTTGATATTGCTTAGAAGCGGTTATAGCATTTAATAACTCTTTTTCTAAAGCTGGGTAATCAAGAAGGTCTATAGATTCGTATGAAGCTCCAACTTTTTTCCAAGTAGCATCTAAGTCAGCTCCTTCTGGTAGACTGTCAGCTATTTCAAGACCTTGGTAATATAGTTTTCCACTTGTACCTGGAGATGCATTCATTGAATTTAATAAGTTTACAGCTAATAAGTTATTATCTGCGTGTAACTTACTAAAATTCTTTTTTACATCTTTTAAGTCTATTTTTACATTGTCTTCCGGTAGTCCTAAAGCTACATTTATTTCTTTAAGTTTTCTCTTTTTGATAGCTTTCTTTTCATCTTCGCTACCTCCTGCTGCAAAAGGGTAGAGAGTTATACCATCTTCTTCTGCTATTTTTTTTGCAGCTACCTCAGGTTTTGTTGGTTTAGATTTTTTGTATTCAGATTCGTTAATGCCATAATTAGTTATTGACGTTTCTTTACCAAATTGTCTTTTAGTATCTTCCCACATTAATTCTTTAGCTCTAGCTTTTTGTTCGTCACTTCCAGTCCATAATCGCATTTTTGGATCATCATTTGGCCCACCCATCATTTGCCAGTTATTTTGAGCATAATTATAACCTGATATGCTACCTCTAGTATTTTCAATACCTCCAGCTTCTATCCAGTTTGATATTTGTTCTTTAGCATTTTCATTAGCTTGTTCATAGCTTGTTACAGTTTGCTTTGTAGTAACCTTAGAACCATCTTTATTTACCGCTTTACTGTCGTATGTTTTAATACTTCCATAACCAGCTTTAATGTTTTCATTCCATACAAGCTTTATCATTTCCGTGTAAGGCTTTCTTTTAGTAACACCCATTAAAGTACCACCTTGTTCTAATAATTCTTTATATTCTTTGTAAGATACGTCTAAAGATTGACCATTGTTTGTATATCTAATAGATGTAGTACCATCACCTGTTAAATCATTAGGCATTATAGATGTAAATCTACCTGGGTTTGTGCTAAAAGCTACATCTCTATCCATTTTAGCTCTTAAATCCCAATTAGGCTTACCATCGTATAGAAGTAATCCTTCTTGACCAGCCACATTAGGTAATATTTCACCATTAAACTTATAAGCTTTAATACTTGATTGAGCTTCATTATTTATAACACCAGTGAGTATTGGCATTTCTTCAGTCATTTGTTTAACCAATGATCTATAATAGTCTCTTTGTGGAGACTCATAAGGCCATTTTGCCATTTGGTCTACAGCAAAAGTTAAATCAGTTTTCATAGACCACTCTATACCACCTTCTCCAACGTAGTTATCGGCCAGCTTTCCCAACTCTTCGTCATTTAAGTGTTGGTTTTCCATATATGCACCTAAATAGTATGGACTCTCAGGGTTTGTTAACTCTTTTTTATTAGTTAAACCTGCTTTACCAGTATTAACATCAAGAGCAAAAACTTGTCCTTCAGGGGTCTTTTGTCTATCTCCAGTAAAAACGTTACCCATTTGGTCAATACTAGTTCTAGCTTCAAGAACTTCTTTTTCACCTTTTAATTGTAACTTTCTGTCTTTTATTCTTCTTTTCTCTGACTCTTTTTTCATTTTTAAAGCATTTTGCCTATTAAGCTCCATACTTTTAGCTAAGCCTTTTACAGTTTCATCTATACCTTCATTAACAATTTCATGTGTCTTATCTAGTACTAATCCTGGTTGTCTATAAGTTCCCATATTATTTCGGATTTAAAAGTGTTGATGTAGACCCAAGAGGAGGTCTATAACCACCATAATTATTATTACCAAACTGAAAGTTTGACGTATTGTTAACAGGGGTGTTGAACATTCCAGCATCAAGTTGAGCATTAAACTGATCTTGTGCCATCATGGATCCACCAATACTACCTAAAGAACTAATTGCACCAGTAAATGCTTGCGCTGCATTATTTCTATATTGTTGTTGCTGAGCTTGAGCATTGTCATACAACCCTTGCATTCTATCTAGTTCTATATTATCTCTATCTTCTTGAGCGTTAAACATTAGCTCTTTTCCTCTACCTACTAATTGCTGAACTCTACCAGCTTCAGCAGCTTCACCTGCTTGAACTCTTGATTTTTCAGCCACAATTCTTTGTTGTAGCATTTCTTCTCCTTGTGCTCTTAATTTTTGGTTTTGAACTTCTTGTTGCTCTATGCTAGCTGATATACCTTGTTTACTTTGTGCAGCTGCTTGAGCTAAAGCTGTAGCTCCACCAGCTCCCATACCACCAGATCTTAGTGTATCTAAAGTATTTGCTAAAGCTTGATCAGTTTGTTGTGCTTGAAACTCAGCAGCTTGAGTTGCTACTTTTAAATTGTTATATGGATTATCAAATGTGTCAGAAAGATCTTCAAATTCATAAGCTTGTACATCACTATATGGATTTGTTATAGGCTGTCTTTCAAAGTCTTCTATATTACTTAAAAGAGCTTCATTATCCGATGTCATGTCATTGGCTTTTTTAGTAGCAATTAACCCATTTATAACTTGAGCTCCTGCGCCTATAGCCATTAAAGCGATTCCTATTGCCATAATTTTTTTATTTTAAGATTTTTTAATAACATATTTTAATTTTAAGATGTTCTAATAACATTTGATGCTACAGAAAATATTTCTTTTTCACCACCAGGTTGTGTAATTGTGTCTGTTGACATTTGAACAGTTGCAAAATAACCTTTTATACCACTCATTTGATTACCAAATATTACTTCTCCTGGTCTAGGCGGATAAGTCGATGTATCTGATGTGTCAGTTTGTTTTTGTACTAAAGCAGCAACATACTTATTTTCTTTTCTATTAAAGCCAGCATACTCGTAAGGGGGTTGTGTAGCTAAAAGACCAGTGTTATTAGGTGCGTAAGATTCATATCTACCTTGTAAATAACTATAAACTACATCTGTTTTATCTTGAAAACTTTCATATAAGTTTTGACTATTTATAGTTTTCATAAAGTCTTCACCTTCAAAATCACCATCAAAAGAATTTATAGACCAACCACTAGCGCCTTCGTAACTTACGGTATTAAAGTTTTTACTAGCTAAAGGTTCTTTGTTAAATATAAAAGTTACACTAGAGGAATTATAAGGTTGTGTATACCAAAAACCTCTATTGTTAGCCGTTGTTTCATCATAGTGAATATAAAGATCTTTTATATTGACAGTAAAAAATGTATTTTCTACACTAAATATTCTAGTAGGTTTAAATGAAAATCTACTTGTCCAACCATTTATACTTTCGTTAAAGTTTAGTGTTTGATAAGTTGAAACATTATTACTTACAAAAGCAGAGTTTTGTTGTAAAGAAACTAAATAATCTAAAGAGTGAACATCGTAGCCACCTTGTATTCTACCTCTATCAGGAGTTGTAAATCTAAATTTAGTTTCATTATATAAAGTAACTGGTTTATTTAAAGTTATAGTAGTATCGTTAGGAACACCTACTGCTGGGCTTTGTATATCTACTATATAAAGATCAGTCGGATCTGGCAAGAAATTTACTCCATTACTTGAGTATTGAAATCCACTACCTATCTGTATATTTCCTGTCTCTCCATTTGAAGCTTGTATACTAGATGTAGTAATATTAATATCTTTAAAAGTTCCACCAGAGTTTTTAGACCTACTAGCAAGAATATAATAATCTTTAAAATTATTATCTATTTTCTTTAGCTCATCTCTAAAAAAGCTAGTCATACCATATTTACTTATTGGCGTAATACCGTCTCTAGACAATCTTAAAATTGTACTTCTATCTTTATCTGAAAAATATTTTTGAAAGCCGTATACCGCAAAAGACTCAGGATTTTGGCTTATACCAAATTCACCTAAATAAGGAACTATTTGACCAATAACAACGCCTGGAGGCAACGTGCTTGTACCACCCTCAGTTGTATATATTGTATCTTTATCTATTAAAGCTCTGTTAACTTTATTTTCTTGAAATATAATTAAGTTAGTGTCTTCAGCATAAAGCTTCTGTATAGCTCCACTTGCTGGATCTAAAGATCTAGTAATGTTTTCTGCTATAGAAAAAATATTAGTATTATTAACAGATGTTCTAGAGTTATAAACACCAGAATATATTAAAGAATTAAACCTTACTTCTTGAATAGGATTTTCTTCATCTAAATAAGCTCTTACGCCATAGTCAACACTAGTATTTCCATAACCGCCCCTTATAGTAGAATCTTCTATATAATAATTATATCTCAAAGTGTCAGCTGCTATGTTACTAAAGTCTTGGTAAAAATATGTTCCAGTAGTACCATTTAAACCTTGATTACCTAAACCTTGTACTGCATCGCCAAATTGAACTGGGCCTGGATTTGTTCCACTGCTTGAATCACCAACATATGGTATTCCTGTTTTAAGTTTTTTAGTCCAAAACGCGTTAAAGTATTTAATTTCTAATATCGCTCCCATATAATTATTACTTAGTTTTATTGTTTTTTACGAGTTATGCTATATTGAATATTAAGCTTGTCAAGTTTTCGCTTGTTGGATATTCATAAGCCATACCAGTGCCATTAGCATCTGTGACTCTATATATAAGCTCATATTGACCAGCAGCAGCATTACTGTCTGCAACAAAATAATTTTGATTAGTATAAAGAGGTATAGCGCCTACAACTCCCGCGTTTAAATCTATTACATTTCCGTAAGCTCCATACCCTAAGCCAACAGAGCTAGAAATATCAGCACCTGTGGTTGTTTCTATGCAACTAACAAAACTCCATTTTAATTCTTTAGTAACTTCAATAGACGCTCCTCTTGAAAGGTAACCATCAACAGTTCCAGCACTTGGATTTATATATCCTCCATTTCTATATCCTGGGCTACTAGCATTAGTAGTTGCAGAAGTACCATCATTACCCCAGAAAGTTCCCCCAACACCACTGACAATAGTAACTATACCTGTATTACTTCCAGAGCTAACACGTTGAGGTATTTTATTTTGAAGTGTTAATGTTTCAAAAAAAGTATTTACAACAGAAGTACCTCCAACAAATGCAGGTGTTGATGTTATTGTGATTGAACATGTAAAATTTCTTATAGAAGATTCTTCAAGAAAAGTTTGAGGATTGTTTAATAAGTATATTTTATATTGAGCAGTTGATGCGTTGGCATCATTAGATATTAAAAAATTGCTGCTAACATCTGTCCCGTTGCTGTCCATAACTGTCATAACAACTGATGATATTCTATTTAAAGAAACTGGTTGGTTTACTGCGTTTATGGGTATTAAAGATATTATATATGGATCAATTGCAGTTGTTGGCACTAGGTTGTTAACAGGAATAGTTCCACCGGCTAACCAATAACCTTCAAACAAAGTGGTTGGAGAAGATTCTGTAAAATCATTATCTTGCCTTAGAAAACTAGCAGGAAGACCTTCATCTTTGTTGTTTTCAATTAAATAATTTAATCTGTCAATTAAACCTGTAGTGGAGGTTTCCCAAAATATTTCTAAATCTGATTCAAAAGCTTCTACTTCTACTACAGATATATTGTTAGGAGCTAAATAACTACCAGCAAAAAGACCTTCAGTATAATTTATTTGACTGTGGTAAATATTTATTCCCATACCCGTATTAACGTTGTATCCATAAAAATCACTTACAGCTGCGTACGGTGCTCCTGGTGTTGATCCTCCACCAATTGGTCTTCTTAAAGAGTCTATATCAAAATAAGTAAAAGGACTTCTTGAAGTTGCATTTTCAGATACTACACTATATGGATTATCTGGCTGCTTGAATAAAGCAGTAGTGTAAACTGTATTAATTATGGCTGTGGAACCACCTACAGATGTATTTATATCTTGCCTACCTTTTTCATTGTATAAATCTTGAATATTACCAACGTATACAACACTATCATAATTATTGCCTAAATCAACAACTCCAGTACCTATCCCAGTATCAGAATTTTTCCAACCGGGATCATTTTGATCAGAATCGTAGTATAATTTTCCAAACTGTGAAACTCTAGGATATAACTTAATTTCACTAGAAGAATAAGCTATTTGAGAATTAGATTCCGTTACTACTGTTGGTATTTTATTAATATTATCACCTATTAAAGAAAAAGAGGCTAAATTGTTTGTGCTAGGAGCTATGCCAGAAATTTGATCTGTTACCGCACCTTGATTAGGAAGTAATGGCTCACCGTTTATAATAGTAGGCATGTATATGTTGTAGTACTGTTGTTGTTGTTGCTTAACAACAATTTTAAAACTATACCATCCCAAGTCGTTAGCTTCATTAACTCCAGCTATAGTTAGCTGAGTTAAAGTTGTACCACCGTCAATAGTTAAAATATCACCTAATTCATAACCCATGCCTGAGTTATTTATATTAACACTTGTTATTTGCCCGCCAGCAGGGCCAGTCGTTATTGGGGTTGCGACTATATCAACAGTTAACCCAGACCCAGAGCCTAGCACATTAGTTGTAGCAACATCTTTTGAAGTCTTATAACCAGCATTAGTGTTTGAAGAAAAAGTATTAAAACTATTAACACTACCTAATAAAGTATATAAACCTGGATAGCCTTGTAGCCCAGGAATTGATTTAGGTATAGTGGAATTCCACAACATTTTTAAACTACTACCTATCCAGTTGACTATATTACTTGAGCTAGAAGTGACTAGCCCACTAACTTCACTTCTTTTAAAATATCTGGAAAAGAAAGTGTCTCCACTAAATATACTATTGTCTTTTACGTCTGTAGAAAATATAGGTGGAGCTAGTATAACATCAGACTGTCTACCGTACTTATCTGAAAGCACAACCCCTACTTGATATATTCTATTCTGTTTTAAAGTATGGTTAGGGTATTCTACACCAGACTTTTCAGAAAACTTCTGTTGAACCGTATATTTTCCACTAATACCAACACTATAATCTAAAAATTCAGGGGAAGTATGTCTATTAACAAAGTTACCATATATAATTCTATTTCCTGAAACCTCTTGTCCCAAAGCTCTTATGGGTACTTTATCTGATGTTCTTGTAGCTTCTGAAGTTGGTAATACTTTAAAAGGTTTATCACCCTCCCATTTATATGTATAGCTAGTATCACTATTACCTACAACAGATGGGTCGTCAACTGAAATACTTTTTAAAACTAATAAGTTTGTTGATGCAGAATCTTCGTATATTATATCTATTTGTTTTATTTTTAAAACACTATTTATTTCACCTACTTGAAGCGTGTTGTTATTAACAACAGGCATAGGTATGTTTACATTTATTTTATTAATAGAGTTTTCATATAAATAATTACTAGTACTTATACCTACTCTATTAGCGTCAGTTTCAGGTGGTGTTCCAGCTGTTACAAAAGCTACATCTCCAAGATCTTGAAAACCAGCATAATTGTCGCTATACAAATAAAAACCTTCTTGCATTGGTTTAAATAATGATTGAGTAAAAGGAGATATTAAAGAAGTTTCATTACTGTCGTATATAAATCTATATGCTAATCTACAAAATTTTTCTTCAAAAAATGTTTCATTTCCACCAAACTCTTCTTCATAATAAGGATTTTCAAAAGAAAAACTCAATAAAGGAACTGCTGCTCCATCAACAAAAGAACCACTTATAAGATTGTTAAATACAGGCCAAGTCCACTCTTTAACAGGTTTTCCGTTTTTATCAATTTTCCTAACGGTTATAACTAAAGAGTTATGACTAAGTGGATCTCCCGAACCTGATGGAACTCCTGTAGTTGGCCCATCACTTGCGAGTATTTGATCTATAATATAATCATCATCATCTTCTGACATCCCAGGCCAACTTATTTTCATGCCTGGTTGTAGATAGTTGATAAAATACCTTCTGTAGTAATAATCACTAGAAGTATTGCCAACTCCATAAGCATTTACAGAGTTTGTAGTTAATTTTAACCCTCGACAACCTATAGATTTTTGATAATCCTCTGCATCTTGATCTGTTGGAGCAGCAGAGTTAGGCCACATGAAAGGCACAGGTAAATTATGGTTACTAGTTAATCCTGCTTTTCCTTGACTTGTTAAGTGATCAGGATTTGTAACTGTATCCGCTTCTGCATAATCTGTAAAAACAAATCTATAAGTAGGTTTTAACCATTTTTCAGTAACGCTTACAGCCTCTTGTTGAATTAGTTTTAAAGTAGCAGTACCATTCCAAAACTGTTGTACTCCACTTCCGTCTATGTAATGAAAAGGTATATTACTTATGAACTTTAATGGATTAGGTGGATTGTAGCTAGGTTGATCAGTACTATTCCATGGGTTTACAAACCAAAGAGGTTCAGAATGGCCTAAGCCAGATATGTTTGAAGATGATGGATTATTCTGAATAAAGGGTTGAAATAAGTATTTTTTAATTTCGTTTTGGTAAGGATAATTAAGACTTGGATTAACTGGATCTGGATAATTAGGATCTTCAACCGTTGAAACTAATTCAAATTTTAAACCAGGGTGTAATTTCATGGTAGGTGTTCCGCTAGTTATAGTGCAAGTACTTTCAAAAAGCATTTGAGGATAATTAGTAGGAGTACTAACTGAACCCCAAGCTGTAGCTTTGGTTGATACACTTACTGTTATAGTTTCTTCACTGTAAACAGTAGGCGTTTCAAAAGGATAATACTTAGCAACAGAAATATTTTCTTCTATAGTGTAGTAAGGATTTGCATTATTTGAAGGATTTGCAGTAGCTAACTCTATGTTTATTTGTCTTGGTTGATTCCTGTTGTCAGTCCAAAACAATAAGTCTTCTATTATATTTATGCCAAATATAGGGTGTGTTTTAGACAGGTTTAAAAAACTACCCGCAACTAAAGACACTTGGTTTCCGGTTGTTATATCATAAACAACTATAGAACAATAAGCGTTTTTAGGGGCTTTATTACTTAAGTTATCATTAGAAGCATCTACATAATTAGTAAAAAAAGCGAATACTCTGTTTTTTCCAGGTTCTTCTTTAACACCTATTAATTCAACACCAATATCGCTACCGCTTATGCCGAAATTTGGTAAAAGTTTATTTCCTAATATGTTTTCTAAAGCACCTACATCTGCACCTTCTGAAGTACTAACTGTAACGTTTACTGCGTCTCTATATTCCCCTGCTGGCAATATTCTTGCATCAAGGTCTTTATTCATTTTAGACTTTATAAAAGTATTCCTTACTTCTGCCATTATTAATGTTTAATCCATTTAGATTTACCTCTCATTACTTGAGTAAATTCTTCAAGTTTAATATTACTTAATCTTATTTTAGCATTTCTTAATTTAGCTGATCTTTCTTTTTTGTATCTTTGTACGATGTACTCTGGAAAATTAGCTCTAGTAGATAATATACTATACATTATATGCGTATATAAAGCGTCCTCAGCTAGTTTAGGAACATGAGTATCTTCATCGTATGCTAAACCATCAGATACGTATTCTAAGATGATTAATTGATTAGCTAGGTCACTACTAAAAGCTAGAACTCCTCTTCTTTCATCTATAGTGAACCATCCATTTTTTTGTGAAACTTCTGGATCTAAACCAAATCTTTGTCCATAAGCCATTTTCCACCAACCCCAATTATAAACATTAGCATCAGTGAAATTATTAACATCTAGTTGACCATTTAAGGCTGTTTGATCAGCGTGTCTCCATCTGTCATTAGTTAAAGACTGAGTAGATTGAGCGAGATTACCATAAATATCTTGCATTGGCAATCCGCTGTTGTCTTGAAGTGGTACTTGACTTGGATTACTTGTTAAAGTAGTTGGATATATCACATGCTTAACACCTAAACCATCTATCCATGATAACTGAACATAGTTTACGTAGTCTTGTGGTAACACTAGCGAAAGACTAGGTGGTATAGTTAATTCTTGTGATTTAACGCTTCTTAAAGTATCATAACTAAACTCTTGTAAACCTCTTTTAGCATGGAATATAACATCAGATCTTTTTACTCTAGGTATAATTTTATCAACACCTACATAAGCAACCATAAAGTTATTTACTATATCTTTTAAATTAACATATTGATAGCTTTTATAATTATCCCAAAGAGATGGATTTGTTAATTTTACAGTTATTATAGAGCTAGTTGGTATAGGTGTTGCAACTGAATTGTAAGTGTATACGGCGGCTGTTTGGCCAATTCCAGATGGAAGATTATAACTAACTCCATCAGAGTATCCTGTGCCTGGGCTTGTTAAAGTACCTGTTCCACTAGCACCCACAACGCTTATAACAGCGTCATTATTACCTCCAATTAAAGTATATGTAACTGGATTTGCTGGTGTACCACTATAGCCAGTTCCAGCTATTGTTTGAGTTGCTGTTGCACCAAGTGGTTGTGAATTTAAAGTTAAAATCTGAGTTTGAACACCGCCTACCATAGTTGTGGCAAGTGATTGAGTTATGTAGTATGGAGATAAAGTTGGGTATTGCTCTACATTGTCTATAAATACTTTGTAGTTATTAAAAGAAGTTGCGGTTGCAGTAGCATCCCATATAAGTGGAGTCATTACACTAGGCCAAGTTAAGGCATTAGAGTTAGTGCCATCAGGCGTATACGACTGACTACCTGTGTAGTATTGAGAAGAGTTTTGTTCTATTAGTCCCATTTATTATCTTTTATTATTATTTTCTTCTTGAGCAAGTTCTTGCGACGCGGCTTGTACTATGCTTGGATCTCTTATCACAACACCTGCATATTTTAGTATTTCTAATATGACTTCGTTTTGTTGGCTATCACTTATTTCAAAATCAACAGATCCTGCAGACGGAACAACTTGTACAAAGTTAGATGCTTGTAATGTAAAAACTGTAACGCCAGCAGAACTACCAGCAAACGAATTACCATCACCTAGCGCTATTTGATCACCTATATTAAATCCGGTTCCTCCACTTGTTATAGTAAAAGATTTAAGTGGTCCTTTCCCGGTGTTAGGATCTATGTCTACAGTAAAATCAGCAGCAGCTCCTGCACCACCCGTTGGTGCAACGTTTACAAAAGAAGTTATATCAGTATTTGGAATAGTAGAACTTCCACTAGCAATTGCACAGTTTACTAAACCATTTTGTACTCCAACAGTTGTGTTAAATAAGTCTTGATTTGTTTTAAGAATACCAGTAAAAGTTATTAGAGGATTTGGATCATATATGTATTGACCTAACGAGCCTACTGTAAAACCCCATTTAGGGTCTTTAGGTTTTCTAATATAGTTAAACGTAACATCTGATTTATCAGAGGCTAATTCACTTGGAAATACAGTTAATTTATCTTTTTGATATTTAGCAACAGGAAAATTATTTGTTGGTTGCGTTAGTGGGGATAGTTTTAATTCGTTGTAATCTCTATTGCTTAGAATTTCTATAGGCGGTGAATTAGTACCTTTATTCCATGAAGCAGATCCAAATCTATGTAATCCAGTTGGTTGAGTATAAACATTACTTGTTTGATCAGATGCATTTTCTGTTTCTTCAAACACTTGAAACTCTTGTAAAATGTGATCAACTCTAGATGCAAATTCAACATCTGTTTTAGGCATTCGTAAATACTGGTTATAGTCCTCAAAGAACTTTTCAAATATCTCTAACTGTACTTGAGTAGCTATTTTATTAAACTCATCAGGAGTTAAATACCCCCGCTGCTCTTTGTTTAATATACTTAATACCGTTGTATATACCGTGTTTACGTTTATTGCCATTTTAATATTTTTTAAAAAAAGGGTGGAATAAACCACCCTTATTTATAATCACTTGTTATTTTAGTTTTTTCTGTACAGACTTATAAACCTCAAGTCCTTCGTCAGTCTTAAACCAAACAGCCATAGCTGAGTATGGGTTTTCTTCAAAAGGCACTGTCATTAATTTACGCCCATTACTAGTCCACTTAAATGTTCTTTGATCTGAATCTAAACTTATTATTTGAGTTTCAACAGCTCTTATAGCAAAGTTTCTTAACTCTATATTTTCGTCTTCAGATAAGTCAATAAGTAACTTAGGGTTCTTTTTAGCAAATATTAATAAATCTCTTTTTAATTCTTTAGAACTTAATTGAGATACAGACGATCCTTTTTCTACTCTTAATATTGCTTCAGCTTTGTCGACGTCCATGTCGTAAGCTATATTTAAAGCGGCTATTTCAAGCTCTAAATAATCATAGTGATCTTCAGCTTCAACAACTTGATCATGCTCTTTAAATATTAAATTTTTATGAGGATGTTTTATTAAGAATTCTTGTAAGTTTCTTTTTTCTTTAGGAACTCTTAAATGGCCTTTTTCAAAAATAATATGTTTTAATGTAACTGCACCTTTTTGTTCGTCTACAAAAATAGACTTGTGGTTAGTTGCATATCTTAACTCTCTTTCATATCCAGCTTCTGGATCAAACCAAACTAGTGGATACCTCGCGGAGTGTCTACTTGGTAAGGTGTATGTTAAAGGTTCACCTTTTACTAAGTAGTAATTTCTATCTTTATATTCCCAAGTATCTTTTTTTACTTGAGTCTTTTTTTCTTTTGTTTCCATAATATAATATAATATAATAATTAAAAAAGACCCCGCCGAAGCGGGATCTTATTATTCTGTAATGTTAAACAGATGCAGTAGCTTCTCCAATAGCCACAGAGTGTACTACACCACCATCAGCGGCAGTAGCTGTACTAGCTCCAATAGTATTAGAAAACACAACTTCAACTGGCTCCATTTGTGAAGCAGCTTTTATAACAGCATCGTTAATTGCTTTTCGCAATAAATCAGCAGCTCCAGAGGCTGGTTGAGCGAATAGCCCACCAACTAGAACATTTAGTTCTAAGTACTCAGAAGCACCAGTTGCTCCAAAAGCCACAGTGTTATATGCAATTTTAACAGTTGGTCTAGAAGTTGTATCCACACCAGCTGTGCCAGTTACGTGAATAATTCCATCAGCTGGAATTAAATCAACATCTCCATCTGCTTTTTTTAATTTTAAATAACTCATTTTCTTATTTTTTTTAAATATTAATAATTAATTAAGCTCCTTTGAACAACACGAAGTTATTAGCAGCTTGAGTTACTAAACATCTTTCAGATAAGAAACTTACAGTCATAGCATCTAAAGTGTCAGTGTAAGCACCGCCTACAGAACCTGTAATCCAAGACTTCATTCTTCGATCTTCAGTTTCAGAAGCTCTATATCTTACATGTAAGAATGGACGTCTAATATTAGATCCTAACATTTGATCGTATACTGTAGTTGTTCCAGCAGGAACCATTACACCATCAATCTCATTAGATAATCCTCTAGTAGAAGCATCATTTAAGTATTTCCAATCAGTTTTGTAGAAGTCATAAGAACCTCTTCTAAAACCTGAAAATCCAAAATTTAATGCCATATCTCCATCATTATCAAATAAACCGTAAGAAGCAGCAGCGGTAGAAGCAAAACCTCCACCAGCTTGAGCAGCAATCATATCGTCAAAATCAAGAGCCGTAGATCTTGATAAGAATAACATGTTTTCTTCAATAGCTCCTTGCTTGTCTAGATTTTTTAAGATCTCATCGAAGTCAGCAATTGCACCTGAACCAGGAGCAGCAGCACCAGCAAATCCAGAATATATATTACCTCTATCTTCGATAGCAGCAAATAAACCTTCAGTACCGTTTACAACTTGCCCTCCAGCAGGTGTAGCACCAGGTCCACCAAAATCATAATCTACTAAGTTAGCAGCAGTTGTGTTAGCAGGATTCATAAACTTACCTTCAACCATTGCCATTTCTAGGTAATCTTCAAATCTTAATCTTGTTTCAGACTCAGATTTTAAATACCATAAATAACCAGATGTTCCGTCTTCAGTAGCAACTTCAACCCAGCCAATTTGAGCAGCGTCAGATCCGTTGATTTGGAAGTTATCTTTTATGATTATTGGAGAGTTTTGGTATTGAGTAAAAGATGGCTCAATAGAACCTTCCATACCTATAGTACCTTTTCCAAAATCAGAACCATATACAAAAAGCTTAACAGCTCCTACTAACGCAGATGGTAAAGGAGTAGCTCCTACATCACCGTAAACAGCAATTTTAAGAACGTTGTTAGTATAGGCAACAGTATTTACAGTAGCATCACCTAAAGATTGTACTAAACCTTTTGCAGTAACTAAACCAGTAGCAGCATCAGATAATAAAACTGTTTGACCAACTCTTACAGCAGCATTAGTAGTGCTTGTTCCGGCTAGATCAATAGTTATAGTAGCATTAGCGTTACCGTTAGCAGCGTTAGCTCCAACTGCGGTATCATAAGCAATGTGTAATCTATTTTGTTCAGACCAAATTACTTGATCAGATGTCATAGGCATTTCAGCGCCTACCATTCTCAAGAAACCACCAATTGTTCGGTTTCCGTATCTTTCTACTTCTGCTTCGTAAAGCTCAGGTAGATATTGTTGTGCAAAGCTCCCTCCAGCTCCATCAAAAGTTAAATAATTATCTCTTAATGTCATTCTTTTTTGAGAAGGAACTAAACTTGGGGGAACTGCCCCACCAGATAAACTCATAGTTTTATTTTTTAGTTATTATTGTTTTTTACTTTTAAATTTCAACTTAGAACTATCAACGCCATTAACAGCAGTTACTTTTAATCCATTAATAAACATGTCTCCATTGGCTTGTGGCCTACTTTCTGTGTTTATATTTTTAGATTTAGCCATTACATCTTTAACAGCATCGGCTTTACCTTGCTCATAAAAATGATTAGCAATAGTATCTACGTTTTCAGCAGCGTAAATAGCTTTGTGATAACCTACAGTATCAACAACTTCACCCTCATTGTTTAAGAACTTCTTAACAAATGTATTTAAGTTAGACTGTCTTTCTGCAACATCGCTAGTATTTGAAACTTTATATCTAAATTTTTTTTCTCCTAAATTAAACTCAAAACCTTTGAATTCGTTGGTGAAAAGATTATTAGTTTTATTTTTAAATGACTCGTGATGTTGTTCTGCTATTTGTTGTTCTTTGTTGTATCTATTGAAAAAATCCATAGCTTTTTGTTGTTCCTGAGTAACGCCCGGTCTCAACTTGATCTCGTCGTAATATTTACTCTTGGTATCTTCCAAAAAGTTTTTGGCTTTTGCAATTTCTTCTTTTAGAGCAAGTTTCTTTTTTCTTATATCTCGCTCTTCTTCCACTTCTTCATCCCATGTAAAATTATCTTCTAACATGAAGTTAATTTCTTCTGAGTTTAGATGTGGTTTAGTTCTTTTGTAATATTCATTAAGTAAAGCATCATCTGCTAGTTTAGAGTAGTCAGCGTTTAATCTAACATAGTCTTCTACGTTACCACCAGTTTCTTCCATAAAAGTTACTAGTTTTTCTATGTTTTCAGGTAGTTGTTTTCCAACAACCTTTTCATCTCTTATAGCTTCCTTTAATTCTTTAGTAGTTTCTTCTACTTCTTCTTTTATTTCTTCTATAACAGGTGTTTCTACTTCCTCTTTGGCGGCCCGTACTTCTTCAACCACTTCTTTGCCACTTGTCTCGTCTTTCTTTTCTTCGACAACAGCATTGCTATCATCTGTCTTTTGTGTTTGAATGGCATCTTCTTGTTTTTTACTTAAATCAACTTTAATAGTTTCTTGTATTTTTTTACTTAAATTTTTTGGTTTTTTAACTTTAAGAGGTGCCTTCTCTTTATCTTGAATTGTTTCTGACATAATATAATATAATAATTGTTATTGTTACATAGGCATCTCAGCACTATCTCCAGTGTTTAGAGTATTCTCTACTTGTGGACTTTCAAAATCAATAGGAGCTAGATCTTTTTTTCTTTGATCTATCATAGCGCTTTGTTGCGTTCCTTCTAATCTTGTTCTATTATCTTTACGATCTTCAATCATTTTTTCTTTATTAGACCCTTGTCTAATATCCATTTCTTTTAATTGAATATCAAAACCATACTTCATTTGAAGTAGTTGTTTATCTATTTCAGCTTTTTGTTGCATTTTGTTAATTTCAAACTGCGACTTAGCTTGTTCTATTTTTACCTCAGTTTCAGCCAACGCTTGTTGTTTTTGCATCTCTGCTAAAGTAGCTTTTTCAGCAGTTTGAGCGTTTGCTTGAGCTTGAGCTTGTATATTAGCTTGTTGTTTTCTTTGATCGTCAGCTTGCTTTCTTTTTCTTCTTTCTTTAAGCATTTGATTAGCAAGCTTTATATTGCTAACTTCTCTAAGATCTATAGCGTCTTCTAAATTTATAGCTTGAGTTTTTAAGGCTATTTGTATGTTTTGTTCTAGTACTGCTTTCTCTTCTTCGTCAGGCATTAAATTTAAAAATATACCAAAATCATGTATATTTAATTCTGATAATTCATCTAATGTTGAAACATTATATCTTGATATGCTTTGCTCTAGAGCTGTTCTAGTAAAAGGAAACTCTAGTGAATCTGATATTCTTAAAGCAATATTTTCACAAGTTCTTGATGTTAAGTATAGCATTGCCTGTAACAAATGCCTTGTTGCTGTGTTAGAATTAGCAGCAGCTAGTTTTTGTAAACCTACTAAAGCATTTTTATCAGGTTGACTACCATCTCTAGCTTCATTAAGTCCGGTTACATCTCTTATCATTTGTAAGTAATATTGATAAGTTTGTATGAGACTTTGTATCTTAGCACCACCAGATCCAGTCTGTAGTTCTTGTATTGGAACTTTACCTCTGTTTGGATCACCATCTTGAGTTAAACTTCTACCTACTACAGATCCAGTTTGAAAATACATATTCAAAGCTTCTGCTGGGTTGTAATTAGTTCCATTACCTAAATCAACTTCTGCTAATCCATCCATGTCTAAAAACACACCGTCTGGAACTACTCTTGACAACACTTGTTGTATTTTAAGATGAGTTAACTGAATCATATCAGCAAAACCAGTTATTCTATTAACTAATGAATCTATACGTCCTTTGTACATTCTAGGTGCACATATATTGTAATTCATTTTAGCTTTAGTTGTATCTGCTATAGGTCTAGTTATATTTTCAGATAATCCCCACTTAAGCATCATAGGATGCCCTAGTATCTTAGCTCCACTATATAAAGTTTCTATAGTTCTAGAAACTCTTTCAAAACCGTCATTGGGAGGTGGGTTAAATGTATCAGTTTTTTCTAAAGCTTTTTCTAAACCAGAAGCTGTTTCTTTAATTTTAAAAACCTGATCTGAATAAGTTTTGTATTCAAAATAAATTACTTGAACAGTTTGTTGATCACTTCTTCCGCTCCAGTTTCTTAAATACTCTGTGTTTCCAGGATACTTTTGTATTTGTATCATTTCTTCTTCCGTAAGGTTTGGAAATTGCATTTTTAAATCTGGTAAACTTATAGCTTTTACTTCACCAACGTAATACAAGTCTTCAAAATTAGGATCTTCAGAATATGAATACACTAAGGAAGCAGGATCTACATAATCTACTACAACACCTTCAGCTCTATTCCAGTTTGTTTTTACCGCACCAATACCCAACACTGTCAAGTCTTCGCAAAACCTTCTTTTAGTTAATTCGTATTTGTTCTTGTTTAATACATCGTTTATTACTTCTTCCTCTGCTATTTCTACAGACTGCTTATAGTCTAACTGCAAGTGTAGCTTTATTTCTTCTTCAGATTCTAATTGTAATCTTTTATATTGTGGAGAAGTTAAATCTAAACCAGTAGCTTGATTTATTTGTTGCATTAACTCTCTTTCTTGAACGTCTCTTAATAGGTCTTCCGCATATTTAGTTCTAGCTTTTGTAGAAAATGGATCTACTGCAAATGCTTTTATTTCGTAATTTCTTTGAGACATGCCATTAACAACAATGTCTACAAATTTAGATATTACAGGAACCGGCTTCCAATCTAAATTAAGATAAGACAAATCACCATTTATTGCTAACTCATCTTTATATTTTTGAACACTCTGCTCGCCTCTAGCATATAATCTTAAATTGTGATAGTTAGTGAAATTAGTAGCATAGCCATTTAAATTAGCTCCACTTCTATAGTTTCTAAACCACTCCCCTTCTATAGCTCTACCCACAGCAAGACCATATTCTAAAGTAGCTTTCTCAGCGTCAGGTACTACCTGACTTGGAAATGAACTATTGTTATCGTAAGTAATTTGATTCATTTATTTATTTTATTATTTTTGAAATTACCCCATCATTACTGTATTTTTTAATACCTAATTTTATAGGTTGATATTTTTTTTCAGGATTTGGCCTGTATCTATTTTTATTACATGCCATTATAGCTAAACCAGAGCTTATTGTAGCATCGTGCTTTGTTCTGTTATTGATATTAAAAACACCCCAATCTTCTAATGTTTTTTGATGATACATATCTCCAAAACCTTGTTTTGTAATACCAACGTACTCTTCTATGTAAGACTCTATAGCTGCCGCGTGAGCTTGCTTTATATCTTCACTTGAGTTAGGTATTCCACCTATTTCTTTTTCAGTTGTAGAAAGCTTGTTCCAAATTTTATCTGGACGATTCATTGAAAATCCTCTATAACCTCTACGTTTAAAATAGTATAATAATCTAGGCTTATTGTTCTCAGCTAATATTGGCATACCATAAAATACACAAGCCATTAAAACATCCTCAAAGAATATTTCAGCTGTCTGAGGCCTTGATATGTATTCTAAAAAAAAGTGATTAGGTGGCGCATCTTCCATAGAAAATTTAGTTAATCCATGTAAAGATCCATTAGAGCCTTTACCATCAACAGTACCGCTAATGTCGTAACTATCACAGCCAAAAGCTCCAATATGATCGTTGCCTGGATATTTAGTTCCATTTTTTAATATTATTCTATTTTGTAAACTAACAGGTGGCACCCATGATATTTTAAATCTCCCATTTTTGTTAGGATAAAATTCCACTTTAGTATCTTTAACACCTCTAACCCACTGAAAGCTACCTGTAGTAACATTAGTTGAGTTATTAATTTCTAAATTATAATCTATTTGCTCATATATTTTAGTCAAATTAAATAAACTTTGTTTTGACTCGTCTCTAAAAGCATGCATTTCAGTTCTTGGGAACTGTCGATAATATTCATTTAAACTATCTTGATCATTTTTTAAACCTTCAACTTCATTTTGCCAGTGTTCGATAACGCCTGTTGTAATTTCAAAACCGTCGACTCCTTTGACTGGATTTTCTTTTCTAATGAAAACAGGTGATCCGTAAGTATCCATGAATCCTTCGTAGTTCCATTCCATAGGGACGAACAGAGAATAGAGTCCAGAAGAAGTTTGTCCGTTACGATTTCTTTTTGTAACGTCTGAATTATAGTATAATTTTTTGAAGTTGTTTCCACCTTTATCTAATGCGTTTGAAGTTGAGCCCATCATACATTTGCCTACAATTCTAGATCCTAGTCTTAATGTAGTTTTTGTAACTCTCCAGTTGTTCAATATATTATCAGGTCTTTCCCATTTACCACTTTCATCGTGAGCTAATAGCTTTAGCTTTTCACCATCGTAAGAGTTATCACCAGTATTTTTCCAGTCAATAGTTGTATCAAGCCCGTCTAACTCTCTTAATTGCTCATTGCTTTCAAGCTTTCTTCTAGTAAGTTTCGATGCTGGAACTCTATATGCCAATTCAGTCTTTGGCCTATCCATACCATCTTGAATGGGTTTAAAAAAGAAAGGGTAGTTGACTGATATAGGTACAACTTTATCGGTAAACATTTTCTTTGCATCAGAACCAGACTTTGAAAGTATTCCAAATCTAGCATCACTAGATATTGTAGCTTGGTTGACAAGCTCGGCTGATGACATAAATGAAAATCCAGATCGTCTGTTTTTAAGATAGCACATGCCGTAACACCTTGCGTCTGCTTTACACGCTTCCCAGAATATAAAGAACAATCTATTTGCTTCTCTGTAATCTGGCGCTCCAACGTCAATTTTTGACCATTGGAGATACATGTAATGTGTACCAGTAATATAAGTAGGAATATTGTTATTATAAAACCAGTAACCTTGTTCTCTTCTTTTGAATTCTTCGTCGATATAATCATACCACTTTTCTTTAAATTCAGCTGGATATTCCTCCCAGTCAAATCTACTTTTAATTCTACTTAACTCTTTTGGATATTCTTGTTTTTCCCAACGTTGTTCCGTTTTTTCTTTACTTCGTTTAAACGGTTCATCTGCTGTTGGTAAAGCAATCCTGAGATTCTGTATTTCAATGATTTGTCCAATTTGTCCAGTTTTACTTATTACTATGAAATCATATTCTTTATTATAACCATATTCCCATTTTTTATATCTATTTTGTTTAGATAAAATTTTAGGATTTATAACATCTTTAATCTCTTTCCAAAGAGTTTGCTCGTAACTCACTTACTTCTCCCTTCTGCAAAGCCTTTAAAAGTTTTTTCTACTTTAACTTCCTTAGGTTTTTCATTTAGTATGTCTTCCTCTTGTTGAATACGATTAAGTATTTCAAAAGCATCAAATATAGCTAGCTTCTTTGTTGCGGCAGCATTCTTTAATCTATCAGCGCTTACATCGTCGTCTGAGTCAACAATCTTTTCTTTTGCTACCTTAATAAGTTCCTCAACCGCTTTTTGCCCAGCTTGGATTATTTTCTTTTTCGTTTCCTTGGTATTCATGAGTTAAAGCTATATCATTTGATTTCATACAATAAAGTCGTTCACCATCTATTATAAACTCAAACTCAGAGTTAGGTGTAAACGTAATAAGTGTTCCAGGAGTGATTCCTAGCGCTTCTAGGGTGCTGTTAGTGTATTTCACTATACCAACATTAGGCTGTTCTTTTCTATTACTTAAAAAGCTTTGGTTTTTAATTGGCTTTATAAAGCAATAGTTTAAATGAGGTTTAGCATTATACATATAAATTTGCTCAGGAGCACAAAAGTATAAATTGTCTTTAAAAAAAGTACCACTATTTTTTTCAACTCCCTTAGCGTCGTAATATCTTCTTAAGATATTGTGATGAATATAAACTTCATCACCAACTTTAATTTTTGTTTTATAAGCAGCTGGAATCGAGACTACAACTGCTTTTTTACTTACAAAAATATGATTTTCTATGCTTGAATTAATAATTAACTCTTTATCATCAACCTTTTTAATATTTTCATATCTTTTATCTAATGGTTTAATGACAAAATGGTATAAACTTTTCATTAATATTTAAGATCGTATTCTACAGAAACAGCCATGTTAGAATTAAACTTTTTCCAAGGAAGAACTTCATTATTTTTTTTTATAAAAATATTGTAAGAATTATCTTTACCTTCAAAAAGAATATCGCTAATTATGTGACCACCATAAACCTCTTGACCTGTAGAGTAATGCATAGCTTCATTTTTATAATCAGCACCTATACTAATCTTTCTTATCTTCGACATCTTTCTCAACGCTTGTATATTCTCCAGTCTCAAGATCTACATTTATAGGTCCATAGCTTGATTCTAATACTTCTTTATAATCTCTTATATCTTTGTTTACAACAGCTATTTCGTGAAGTAGTCCATGTTTTTGAGTTTCTATTAAACCTATTTCATTAACCAACTTACTAAGATTCTTTTGTTGTTCTTTTATAAGCTTTAATTCTTCTTCTTTAATTTTCATTTTATTTAATTTAATTTTCTATTTCTGAAATCTCTCCTGTACTTATGTTTATATTAACACTACCATACTTTTTCTCTAACGCGTCTCTAACTATAACTTCTTCAGATTTAGCATTTTTAAGTAACTCTACGTATTCTAGTTTAGTTACTTCCATTGATCCTATTTCTTGAGTTATATTGGTTACTCTTCTAGTTATTTCAGAAACTTCTTCTAGTTCTTTTTTTGTTACTTTTTTTGCTTTTGATTTTGCTTTTGCCATTTGATTTGATTTTATTGATTTTATTTGATTTTATTATTTATTAATTTATGGTGTTGTTGTTGAGTAGGTAGCACCGGTTCCACTTAATGTTGCTGTGTCACCTCCTGAGCCTGAATCATTTCCATTATTTTCAAATCTCCACCAATTAATTGGATTTAAACTTGAAACGTCTGCTGGAGTTCCATTATTCCAAATGCTATCAATTTCAGGATCAGACAAAGCATAATTAAACAAAGAAAGTTCATCAATGTTACCATCCACTCCAAAAAGATCACCATAAATTGGAGATAAATTTCCAATTATAGCATCGCCATCTGGATAACTGTCTGAGTCAGTTGCTGTGGCAGTATCTTTTACACCATTTATAAAAAAGCTTAAAACTCCTGATGATTTTCTAAGTAAAACATGATTCCAAGAGCCAGTATTTATTGTTGTATTAGAGGTGAAGTCCATTTGAGCACCCCCGTAATAAAGTTTTGTTGTACCTGCATTTTCAAGAAATACCCAAAAAGGTGTAGCACTTGTAACACCATCAGCTGCAAAATAGATACCACTATAAAAAGATGACGACGCTAATTTTACCCATGCTGACCAAGTAAAACTTGCCCCCCAACCGCTGTGGGTTGTAAAACCTCTGCCAGATGTACCATTGAGCAACAAACTTTTTGTGTTAGAAAAAGGTGGTGCAGGAGGTGTTCCTCCGCCCTTTTGACCGGGTAAATTACTTATTTTAGAGGTAGTTAACCCCATGCCCATACTCATTGTTAAAATAAAGCTACTAAGTCTGTTGCTGTTGTTCCAGCGGCTGTACCACCAACATTTGCTCCGTGTATTTTTAAAGCTAATATAGGTAAAAATGAACCAGCCGTTACACCTTTAAATAGTATAATCTCTCCACTCTCCATAGTTACTTTAACATTGCCTTGTACGCCAACGTATATACAAGCTCCTCTTGATACTGTTACTTGAGAATCATCTACAGTATTTGCTGGATATGTATTTTCTGTACCAGTTGCTGCTGGGGTTGGTATTTGATAAGCACTATGAGCAAATACTCTAGGTTGAGCTGCTGTATTTCCTTCTAAACCGGCTATGTCTATTTTTGTTATTCCTGCTGCCATTTTTTTATTTATTTATTTTTGTAATTTTTTCAGCACCACGACTTCCGAAGTATGCTACGTAAACTGTTACCAGTAATGTTTTTAATAAGTTTATCCAAGCATCATCTACGTCAAATTGTAAATGAAAAGAATCTACAGCCATCATAAAAACTGCAGAAGCAGTTAAGAATATTAAAGCTAGCGGTCGTGTGTTTTTAGAAAGCCATGAATCACTTTTCATATCGCTTCTCCATCTGCTAGAAACTTCTTTCATTTCAGCTATATCTTGCTCTATAAGTTTCATAGCTTGTTCTTTATCAACTGCCTTAATCTTATTATCACTTGTTATAAGATTTTTTACTACGCCTAGTGTGCCTTGATCAGGTAACACGTCACCTAATGCTTGTAAAACTTTAGGAGCTTTGCTTGAAAGAAAAGCCCCTATTTTAGTCTCTTTAAATGTTTTTTTATTTTCCATTTTTACTAGTTACGTCTACCTTGAAAATTTCTATTAGTCTTAGAATTTTTCATAAACTTCCCATTTCTTAAATACTTTGATTTAGGCTTTCTAGTAGGTAAGTTTATATCTATGTTTCCTACAGCTTCAACTACTTTTCTAATAAAATCAGGTTTTTCAGGATCTGGTCTTTCAGGGGTAATTGGATCTATTAATGAAGGGGTAGCTGGAGTAGATTCTATAGTTCTAAGGTTTGGAAGTATAGGATCAATTTGCTTTATACCTTTGGATTCAATTCTTTCCATTTTAAGTTGCTCTACAGGAACACTTTGTTCTGCATTTGGCCTAGTTAACCTTGTATTTATATCCGCTTGTAAAGCTTCCATACCTGGCTTACTTCTCCAATTTGATGGGTTTGCTGATTTCATTTCGTCTCTATACTTTACAGCGTCAGAAAAGCTATTAAAACCATGCTTAGCAAAGTCAACACTTTTATGAGTGCTAACATTTTCTTTACCTTCAGTATAAGAAGAAAACTGAGTTTCGCCTTCACCTGGCCCACCATAGTATTTAGTTTTTAAAGCTATAGGTGATATTAAACCTTTTTTCTGCATAGGCGTGTAAGAACATTTCTTTTTACCTATTGGTGACATTTTAAAAGCCATTACCCTCTACTTCTTGGTCCAGCAATTTTATTTACTATATGCATTAGTTTTTTCTTTTCAAACTTAGCTTCGCTTTTTTTACCATGCTTAGTGTCGTAAACGGCATTGGCAGCGTAATCTCTAGCTATACGAGCGTCTGTTTTATAAAAAGGACCTTTTTTCATTGTTGCAGCTCTATTATCTACTGGATCTTCCATAAGTAAATTCTTTTCTTCTTGTTTGCTAGATTCTTTATAAATAGGACCTTTTTTAGTCGTAATAGCTTTTTTCTTAGCATCTGCTCTTAAATCAGCTTTACTAGGTTTTAAATTATTTTTATCTGGAACAAGATTTTCTGTACCAACTTGTCCAACATATTTACCGTTTTTAAATACGCTTGTACCTTGTACAGTTGCTGGTTTGCCTTTTATTGTAATTTTTCTTTCTTCTGGCATAATATTTGTTTTATTTTTGTTTATTTTCTTTAGAGTAAGCTTCTTTTTCCCAAGGAAACATTTTAGACCCTTCTATAATCCACTTACCATTGTATTTTATTTTTCCGTTTTTACGTGGGTATTTATTACCATTCCACGTAACGTATTTATCATTATAATTTAATCCTTTTTTACCGTTAGATTTGTCAAATTTCTTAAACTGTTCAATATGAACTTCTTCATGGCTAATAACTTCTTCCATCTGTTTAGGATCTTTTATTTTGTTATTAACCGTAATGGTGCAATTATTATTAGCTCTACCTAAAACACCATCTTCCTCTTCTACATGGTAAACTGGAGTTATACTAGTATTGTAAGGTGCTTTTAGTTTAAACGCCATTGTCTTGCTTGTTTTTGTATGGAAAATAATAGTTTAATATATTTTGCCTATTTTTGCATCCACAGCCACCAGGTATAGAATCTGCTAATTTTTTTATACCTGAAGCTTTTGTAAACTTAGCTATTGTATCTCCTAATCCTTTTGATTCCATAATATTTAGTTTTTAAAATCTTGAACAACACCATCTTTTTCTAGCAGCTCTTCCTCTTTCACCATCCCAGCTTTTTGATCTACTACAAAATGCTTTTTGTCTTTTGTAAGCCTTAGTACCTACTTTAACATCACATTTAGTCACGGCTGTTTTTAACTTGCTGCCAGGGTTTTTCTTTCTATATTCTTTAACGCCTTTAGCAGTCATGCCAGCACCTTCTTTAGTGCTTCTAAAATTACGACCTTTACCTTTTGTAGTTTTTCTTATTGCCATTACTTTTTCTTAATCTTCACGCAGTTATTAACCATTTTAGGTTTACCGTTTTTATCTTTTTTACCACTTGGGGATTTCTTTTTACCTTTAGCCACGTAGCCTTTCCAGCAAGTATCTCCTCTTTTAGTTTTTTTCTTGGCCATGATTTACTTTTTTTTACAAGATTTATCTTTTTTGTGACTATATCCTTTTTTCTCAAGTTTGTCATGATCTTCTTTTTTAAAAGCCATTTTAACTTTACAGTCTTTATACATTGGGTGAGGTTTAAATTTCTTTTCCATTATCTTATATTTTTCTACCTTTTTTATCTACCTTAACTTCTTTAACTATTACTTTAGGTCTCTTATTTTGTAATGCTTCCAACTGCTTGTTAAGCTCTTCTAGCTTACCATCAGCTTCTGTGCCATCTTTAATCATGCTAGCAGTTATACTAACCTCTTCTTTTAGTATATTTTGAGTTTGCTCTAGCATATCTACTTGGTCTATTAGCTGATTAATCATTTTTTCGTTCCACTCTTCTTTTAGTTCATACTCTAAACGAGATACTTCAACTGGTGGTAAAGTTTTAGCTTCTGCTATGTCTTCTTGTAAAGTATAGTACATGCCTACTACCGTAGTGGTAAACATTATTATTCCAATTACAGTTTTTATATCAATTTTAAACTCAGTGTTTTCAGATATTTTCATATTCTTTAGTAGCATCAAATGACGGGCATGCTTTATTAGCAAACTCATTGTGTGAATAAATAGTAGCAAGCGGAAACATCGCCATTAACGTTTTAAGGACGTGTAACAAGCTTTCTTTTTGTATTTCTGTTCTAGTATCCTTCGGTGTCTTACCGTCAGCTTCTACGCCTCCGCAATAACACACCCCTATTGAATTTCTATTGTGCCCTTTACAATGAGCTCCTGTTTTATCTATATCTCTACCTTTTTTAATGGTGCCATCTAATTCTATGTAAAAATGATAACCTATATCTGTCCATCCTCTACCTTCAGTATGCCACTTCTTAATAGTTTCTACTGGTATGTCTTGTCCTTCTCTAGTTGCGGAGCAATGTACTATAATTTCGTTTATACTTCTCATAATGATAATTTATTTTAACAAATTCTTAAAAGTATCTTTATCTCTAAAGCCTAAAATTGGAATATTTTTATATACTTTAACATCTGGTTTTGTTATTTGATCTGTCGTAACCATACTCCAGTTATCTTGTACATATTTCTTTTTAAATTTAATGTTTGGATTTGTTATACCGTAAATAGCTCCACCTGGCCCATAATATTTGCTGTCTTTGGCTACATCTATTTTTGGACCAGCGTAAGTGGCATTGTTTTTACTAAAATCTTTGCCTAGCTCAAAACCTCCAGATTTTTCACTTACTCCACCCTGCTTTGATCTAACAATACCAGTATTTTTAAAATCAATATACCCAGCTTCATTAACACCTCTCTTGAGTGTACCGTCGTTTTTTAAAGCTCCTGGACCTATACCATCTAATATCTGGTTAGGATTAATATTTTTCACACTTTTTTTTACAGCTTTCATCACAGGTTTAACTGCCTTACCAAGACCATAAGGCACAAGATTTAACGCAAGTTCCGTGGCAGCTTTTTTTCCTAAACTTTTATAATCTCCTTTTTGATAATCACTATATGCATCTTTTGCAGAGTTATATAAATTTA